GGCATCGTTGCTACGAGGGGTATTTAACATAGTTCATTATATCCTCATAAACCGCAACATACCTTAATTTTACGATGTTTCACATGAAATCTTAATTTTATATAATTCGTTATATATTCACATAAATAAATAAAAAATGGTACACTATTGGTACATGAATGGTACACGGAAAAACCTTATGCATGACAATAATTAGAGAAGAACATGGAAATGCTCTTCTCTTTTTTTATGTCACAATTTAGGCATAAGGAGATGATGTTATGTTTGACGATGAAGTAAGAGAACAAATATTTGCAAAAAGTGAGTTACAAAAAATCGACCTAATGACATTATCCCTTGTCATTAAAGCGATAGAGGAAGTTTTGGAGGAAAATAAAGATGAACATGCCGTATCAGCAACCAATGATGAATTATACACCTAATTATGGAGCATATCAGTACAACCCAATGGCAAACTATCAGAGATACCAACAGCCTGAACCGACACAAGGCATAAGTGGCAGAGTAGTGCAGGCAGTTGAGACTATCAATCCCAACGAGGTGCCAATGGATGGCAGTGTAGCATTTTTCCCAAAACAGGATTTAACAGAGATATATGCCAAGAGTTGGAATACTGACGGAACAATCCGCACATTGACTTTTAAGCCGGTTTTGAATGATAAGACAGACATTTTATCAGGTGGCACGGAAAAGCTTGAATTTGACCTATCAGAGAAAGCCACAGAGGGTATTATGGCAAAGCTCAACGAACTATCAGAGAAAATTGAGCAATTATCTTTAGGGGCACAAAGAAAAACTCCACGAACACAAAAGGAGGGTGAAAAAGCATGAATGTAATGGGAATAATGCAACAGATAATGAGCAATAATCGCGTAATGGGAAATCCAATGATTCAGAATGCAATGAGCATGGCTCAAAGCGGAAACAGCAAGGGAATTGAGCAAATGGCAAGGAACCTATGCAAAGAAAAAGGCATTAATCCTGATGATGTAATGAAGCAGATTAGAGGTAATTTTGGGATATAGCATATTAGAGAACGTGCGCACGGCTCTTTATGAAATAAATTTTGGAGGTAAAACAGATGTTCAACACAGGAAATTGTCCAAGCGTACCTATTGTGGCAAATTTGGACGGAAACAACAACGGAAATAACTGGAATGACGGCTCTTGGCTTTGGTTCATTATCGTAGTATTTGCGATATTCGGAGGCTGGGGCAATGGCTTCGGTGGCTTCGGTGGTGGCACTAATGGTGGTGTCGGAAGCGAAATTCAGAGAGGATTTGACAATCAGGCAGTTATCTCAAAACTTGACGGATTATCAAACGGCTTATGTGACGGCTTTTATGCTATGAACAACAGTATGCTCACAGGCTTTAATGGTATTAACACAAATATCATGCAGACAGGCTACGGCATACAACAGGCAGTAAACGCTGATACAGTTGCTAATATGCAGAATACCAACGCTTTACAGTCACAGCTTGCTAACTGCTGCTGCGAGACAAGAGAAGCCATCCAAGGTGTAAACTACAACATGGCTACTAACACTTGTGCTTTACAGAACACAATGAACAATAATACAAGAGATATTATTGACAGCCAACAGGCGGGAACGAGGGCTATTCTTGACTTCCTGACAAATGACAAGATTGCAACCTTACAGGCAGAGAACAACGATTTACGCAGAGCAGCTTCACAGGATAGACAGAACGCGCTTCTGACTACTACAATGGCAGCGCAGACAAATCAGATTATTGATGCAGTAAGACCTACACCGGTTCCATCATTCCCAGCAAGCAACCTTTATGGATATGCTTATAACGGATGCGGATGCAATACAGGTTGCGGATGCTAAAACTGAATAATTGAGTATCTTAATTGAGTTAACTCAATCTAAACCGATTAAAAACCATTTTTAGTCGAGACTTAGTCCAAGTTTAGTCGAGAGTTAGTCGAGATTATGTCTGCTAAGCAGTATTACTTATAACCCAAGGGCAGACTATAATGTTTGCCCTTATTTTGTGAAAGAGAGGTAAAGATAATGGAAATAACAGGAATTGCATTACAAACAGTTGCCGCCGGAGAGGATGTTGCATTTACAGAAACACCGGTATGCGGAACTAAATGTATAGTCCACAGACAGGGAAGCGGAATTATTAAGTTAAGAGGTATTACTAATCAGTGCAAAGCTAGATTCTTAGTATCGTATTCCGGCAACATTCAGATACCTACAGGCGGTACAGTCGAAGCTATCTCGCTTGCCATTGCAGTAGACGGAGAGCCTTTACAGTCAACACGAATGATTGTAACACCGGCAGCAGTACAAAATTTATTTAACGTTTCGGCTCAGGCCTACGTGGATGTACCTTGTGGCTGTTGCAGTACTGTAGCGGTGCAGAATACATCTACACAGGCTATTGAAGTACAGAATAGTAACTTAATTGCTGTTCGTGAAGCGTAGGGGGTGAGAGTATGCACATTGAAAGAATGCACAAAATGCAAGAGTGTCTTACGGAGAAGGCTGTTAACGAGTTTGAAAAGGGCATTGAAAATGTTGACACTTCCGAGATGGGACAGGTCGTAGATATGATAAAAGACCTTGCAGAAGCCGAGTATCATTCAATAATTTCCAAGGCTATGAAAAAGGCTGATGAAGAGGAAGAAGAGTACGACAAAGAACTCCTGAGAAGCCTTAAGGCAGAATATGGCGAAGAAAGTGGTAGAAGATATTACGACCAATATCGCTATGCAAATGGCAGATTCGCCCCTAAAGGTCGTGGAACACGTAGGGGATATGAAGAACCGCCATATTATCATATGCCGGTAAACTACAACGACATGGAGTATATGCGTGACATGGATAAGAGCCAAGGTAAAATGTACTACTCTGAACCGATTGCACCACATGTGAGTGAAAGCAATTATGACAGAGCAAAGAGACATTATACCGAGACAAAGGAAATGCACAAAGGAGCTTCTACAGAGGACAAAGAGCATAAAATGAAAGCTCTTGACATGTATATCCGTGAATTAAGCGGAGATATATCAGAGCTTTTAAATGACATGACACCCGATGAACGCAACCTTTTACGCACCAAAATGAGCAATCTTGCGTCAAAACTGTAATTATTAAGGCTATGGGTAGTAATGCTCATAGCCATTTTTAGAGGGTATAAGCATGGATATAAGAGTTAATGATATATTGTGGCACATACAATTTAAAAAGCCTATATCAAGCGAATTAAGGCGGTCTGACGGCACAATAAGCCTAGGAGTGACCGACAACACAACCAAGACAGTAACGATAGCTGATAATGTGTCTGATTACATGGCTGACAAGATACTATGTCACGAGTTAGTGCATGTGTACTCATTCTCATACGGCTGTGACATTGACATAGAGACAGAGGAAATAATCGCAGACTTTATGAGCTTGTACGGACGGAATATTGTATACACGGTTGACAAAATATTTAATTTATTGGAGCAAAAATATGGATAAAATAGACAGACTATTAGAATACATACACCGGACTAATCCGGAAATGACACGGCAGAAATTGATTGAAGAACTAGGAGAGAGCGACTACAGTGCTAAGAGCATTTATTTTTTGACAATTCAAAACTCGAAAAAATCCTAAAATATTTTGATACCCCCCTACCTTTGACTTTTTGATTTCAAAAATCCGTTCGCAAAATTTTACAAAAACTTGTCGAGAACTTGTAAAGAACTCGCACTGCACTTTAATTGAGTGAAGTTTTCTGAAAATTCAAACATTTTCCATGAGTTGGTGTGCCTGACTTGTTAGATATTGCGCCCGGCACAACCCGCCACGGCTTGACGGCTTGCAATGCTATAATTATATTTTTAGGCATTGTAAACGGCTCGTTTTGTGGCTTATTATAGCGCACTCGATAAAATCCGCGCTAACACGTTTAAAAGCCCTTAGAGAGTCAAATACACGGCTTTAAATGCGTATATCATAAAATCATAGAATATTTTTGTTTATTTGTCAATGTACTACAGCACCCGGACTTATAGCCGGACAACTTGCGACAGCTCGATAGCACGTCAAAAAGGGATATAAAAATATCCCTAGCGGTAACACGTGATATATTTTCCGGCCACGTAGTCACAAAATAACGTGACCGGGTGAACGTGTGCGCGCTTTTCTACGACTTGCAACCATTCACCACCCCTTTGAACTGTGATTTTTAACTCGTGCGACTCCATCCATTCTATACAATCGTACTTGATATAACTAAAGTCACTTATTTTCGGCACTTCATAGCCTAGCGCATGAACGCGCTTATATATTTCTTTTTTCCCTAAATACTCATAATTAGACATAATACGCCCCCCTATCTATAACAAGCCTTAATTATTGGACTTATATAGTTTTTATGCTGTAGATAATTGGAGAAAGCCGTCCGGCGGTATTCCTTGCCACCAATAAGCGTGGTAATATCGTTACACGTTCCCGACTCTGCGAAAGTTCTAAAAATCTCTGTTATTGCTTTACGTGTGGCGCGCTCGCTTGCCTGATATTCCGGCGCGCTCTTGTATTTGCCATTGTAGCGTGCTCTAATTTCCATTTCTACAGCGTCAAGACTGTTTAGCTCGTTGCTCATCCGTCAACCCTCTTTTCTATTCGTGCATGGTTTATAGTTACTTTTTGACCTTTTCGCGGGTCATACGTGCGTTAATCTGTTTTTATTAGGTGGTAACGCAAATCACCTATAAAGGGCGCACAATTATTTTTTCAGGCGTTGCACCTCTTGAGCCTGATATAAATATAAAGGCATTTATAAGACCTCTTGACGCGATTATTTACCGGACGCGCGGACGGAGTGCAATATATACAGCCGTAAAGCCGTATAAAAGCACCAATAAATAAAATAATTAAATTAATTAATATAAGACCTGAAAAGCCTTATATATAAAGCTAAATAGCCGGACTTGCACCGGCTGGAATACCTTTGTTAATTTGTATTGCTATTAGCTTGTAATATCCTTTACAGGGAAAGCCGCCGCAGGGCTTCGAACCCACGCAAGCCGAAACAAGGACGCCGGCCACGGCAAAAAGGACAGATAAACCGTCAATAATTTCAACAAAAATGATTTATAGCATTTTGCAACCCTTTTATACTCTTCGCAGATAAAATATCATTAAAATAACAATTATAATGGGAATAATCAATTTGAATTATTGTAAATATGTTTTCATTTTCGCATTTTGTCCATATTCCATTATTCTTTTTGCATTCAAATCCGTTGTAATTCATTAAATCACCTCACAAATTAATAAAAAAATAAAAACAAACCACCATACCCAATAACAAGGCACGACACAAAAAGCCCGAAAGCCTTTAAAAGCTCGATAAAATCTCTCATAGTTGCGCCCCCTAACAATAACAAAAATCCCCTTGTAACCCGGTTGTAATAACCATTTTCCCATCTTTACGGCGGTAAACTACACCACAACCGCCATCACTTAAAGACCATACAAGCCAGCCGGCCGGAGTTATTTTTTCATGCTTCTTATAATCGTAAAAAGCATAATGCGGTTTTATTCCGCTTTTTTCCTGTTCAAGTGCATTGTTTATAATTTCATCGTCCGTTAATAACAACGCTTTTCCGTTTTTCTGCCGTCCACAATATCTCATATATTTACACCTCTTTAATATAAAGCCGGTTAACTTATACCGGCTTAAATGCTAATTACTCGTTGTCATCGTCAAAATCTAGTTCGTTGTTTTGCTCCATGCTGTCGAGTACTTCACTAATTGCACTTGATAACAAGTTACATCTAATTGTCACGTCGCACCATTCAAACTCCTCACCGAGAAACTTCTCACCAACGATATTTTTGTCAATTCCAAGATTTTCAACGGCATCGTTAAGCTCATCTATATTGTCGATAACATAATTTCTAGCCGTTAAACGGTTCATGGTATAACTACCGCTCGCGTTGCCGGTTACGCTGTCGCAAGCCCATAACTCGTCATTTAAGTAGTTCTCCAGCTCGTCGCGGTCTGAAAAGTCAGAAATTGTTATTTCATCGTCAATATAATTTTTTACATCCTCTTTGATTGCTGATAAATAGTAATATTTCATGTTTACACCTTTTCCCACGTATGTTATAATATACGCGCCTTTCATATTATTTTGTTTGGTGCCTGTCGTTTGGTTGGTAGCTCTGCGACAGGCTTTTTATTTTGTTCCTTGTCTTTCGACTTGACTAAAGTATATCAAACATTAAGCACTAACACAATTGACATAATACATAAAATTAGGCACTAATATTTGCACTACTTTTGTGCATTTTGATTAAGCACTAAAAATATATTGATATTAAGCACGTTTTATAATATAATAATATAAATAAATATAGAGAGAGGTGTATTAAATGAACGATATAAAGGAAATACAAGCGCAGAAAAACCGCGAAGCCGTGAAAAAATGCATGAAAAATAAAGACAGAATAAATATTATTCTACCTTTGGGCACAATAGACAGAATAAACGCATACGGCCTAAAAACAAGCGCTTTTGCCCGCGAACTTATTTTATCGGAACTTGACAAAATGGATAGAATGAAGAAATAACCATATTACATATAAGGCACTAATATATAGTGGTAAGGGTGTAAAATGACAAAGCAAGAAATAACTGCAAAAATATCGCAACTCGTCAACTACAATGTTAATAAAGAGGGCATAACCTGCAAAGAGCTTGCAGCACGAAAAAAATTAAATTACAAATCGATTAACGCATACGCCAACGGCACGAGGATACCGCGCTTACGTAATTATATTATAATATACGCAATGTTTGCGGATAATTTGACGAGGCGTGACGCAGAAAAAGCAGCAAGCAAGACAATTAATAGTTTTCTTGATGAAATTGCAATTTTATTTTCGAAAGGCTATAGGTATGCGGATTTTGAGCAGATAACAGGAATCCCGGACGCAATTTTTTATAAATATAGGAAAAGATTAGTTAAAGATGTATCATTATTACACGCGATAATTATAATTGAGTGCTTTAATCTAAATTTTAAAATCCCGGGCTTAATTGATTAAGCACAAAATGCGTAAAAAAGTATTGACATATTAAGCACTAATACATATAATGTACTTGTAACAAGTCAACAAGTTTGAAAGGAGATAAAGCATGAGTAAATTTAAATTGATGACAGAAGAACAAAAAGAAGCGATTGAGTGGCTAAGAGTTCAAAAGGAATTTTTAAGCGACAACAAAAGGGATATTTTTATCTCCGAAAGTGGCAATTATCCGCTTATAGTTGATTTATTAAGCGAGACAAGCGCTGACAGTATTAATAATCGCTTGAGTGGCTGCAATTTGCCCGTAATTGGCTTTGAGCCGGTTGAAGATGTGGCAGACGATAGCACATATAAGTTGGACGGCTTGAACTACGAAGAGGCTGAAAGTCTTGCACTTGAATATATGGACCGCATAAATCAGCGAATCTGTGAATATTTAGGCAAGCACTTTGAGTTGGATGCCAAGAGACTGGGGAATTGTTGAGGACAGTGAAAAAACGTATTACGTCATGTATGTACTTTAAGGCAAATAAACAGTTTAATGAGGTGGGAAAATGAAATATCAGGACAAAACAGAGAAGTTTAATACTTGCGCTGTAGCAAGTAAAAATTGCAAATTGGGTGGCTGGTGTAGCTCATGTATGTACGCTTATCCCGGCAATGCTGCAATTAGTGGCAAGCCGGAGAGCTATAAAGATGTTTGCACCATGTCAGAAAAGAATTAATTGGAGGTATAAAGAGTATGAAATACAGAATAGTTGACGCAGACAATAGGGCGGAATATAGCAAGCCAAAGACTTTTGAAGAGGTCAAAGCGTGGTTTGAGCCAAACGCAGAACTTGAAGAGGAACATAACAAATGGACGGAGATACAAGATATTGACGATATGAGAGACTATCTCATATGGGAAGCTCAAGGAATGAGACCTAATTGGAAAATAGAGGATTATGAAGAGGATTAAGGGGGCGCAGAACATGAGAGAATTTAAAATATATGGAGAAATTGGAAGCAATCCCGATACTCCAAAATTTAGAACTTTTATGAAAAACATTGAAGCAGAAATTGACGAGTTAGAACGTAAGTTCTGTTTGTTCGAGATTGAGGATTAAAAAGGGGGTGGAAAAATGAGAATAACACAAGAAAAAATGGACGCTATAGCCGTTCTAATGGATGATGAGACACGAGAAAAGGTTCACCACGAATTGGCACCATGCGAGCCGATAGAGTTTTTAAAACGCTATTGTGAATTAGAGCCAAGCTTTGAAGCAGTGCTAAAAGACGAATTTAGTATTGAAATTTAAAAATTAAATATTGTTTTTCAAAAAGTCGGTTTTTGTGACCGGCTTTTTATTTTTATATAATATAAATATATATGTTTGATGTGGTATATATTAATTAATACAGTTATTGTTATATACACAATAATCAGTATATTGACAAAATAAGTATATTTGATTATTATTATTTTAAATTTAATTAATAAGCGAATGCCGGTTAGCTCGTATCGTTTGGAATTGCTCCAAGTGGTGCGGGCTTTTTTATTTGGCTTTTTTGGGGGATGTGCTGCGATGTCAGAACAAATCGAGATTTATGAAAACGATTTATTATTTTATCTAAATGAATTTTGTGAAGTAAATAAGATTGAGGATATTAAAAAAGAGTCCCAAAGTGTATGGAATAGCGCTTTGTATTATATCCAAAAGAAGTTATTTGATATTAATTACTTTAAGTCTAAAGATAATTATAAATTAGATAATGGTATGTATAAAGAGAGTAACTTTAATAGTTATAATTTTGAATTAGTAATGTATGTATTAGATATATATATCTATGATATGTGCATGAGGTATGATAAAGAGGTTAGTATATTGGGATTTAGTTCATTAACTGGTATTCCTGATAGTACTATTTATGACTGGGGTAAGAATACGCTAAGCCCGATAGCATCGGAGATTTTGGAAAAACTGAGAAAATATCAGGAAGAAAGTTTGTCCAATAAGCTCGTGACCGGAGCAAAGAATCCTGTGGGAGTAATTGCAATACTCAACAGGCGCTACGGCTGGGCTTCACCATACACAAGCGATAGCAGACAGCAAGCGAGAGCGTTAAGCGCCAACGAATTACCACAGTTAGGCGGTTCAAATAGTCAGAATATTAAAGCATTATCGAGTGATAGCATGGTTGATAATGCTAAGTAATTGTATATACAATACACACAATTCTAAGTCCTTGATTTATAAGGCTTTGAGGGCTATTTAATTATTGCAACTATGCACAAAACAGTTGTTTAGCGAAGAGTTGAAAGCATGTAAGTTAATTGTATATGCAATAGATACAATTTAAGATGCTTGATGTTTGAGAGCTGAACGGAGTGCGCATTGGATGCCCTGGGGGTCTACAGGAAAAGCGACAAGCCGCCCCACTTAGCCCCCAAAATATCCTCAAAAACAAAAAGGCCTTTACCCATACCTTAATCATACCAAGCAGTATTTATTATTATAACATAAGTTATATATTAATTAAACAACATACACAATAATAATATATATACATACAACTACGATAAAACATTAGTTATATATAATATATAACAGTAAAGGAGCTAACAGTGATGAAATTAACAGGATTTGAGTCAAGCAAAATTAATTCTGAAATGGTAAATCACCCTAGCCACTACAACTTGCCTGACCGAAAAGAGTGCATTGATGAGATGATTGACATTTACGGACTTAAGGATGTGGCAAAATGGTGTGAGATTACTGCATACAAGTATAAATATCGTGCTGGGCATAAAGGCTCTGTAGTTGAGGATATGAGCAAAGCTGCATGGTACACAATTAAGGCTCATGAGCTTAAATCTAAGCGTAGATGGAATGTCTTTGGAAAATTCGTGGACAAGGAACTTCCGGTGTTGATTAAAAATGTTTTCCTGTGGCTGATGATGCTTTGCACAATTCGTGCAGTACTCTTATCTGACGAACACGGATTGCTTATCTCGGCAGTGTTTCTAGTCTTGGCTACCATAACCGAGTCGCTAATAGAGGGCTTTAAGGATAATTAGATTTTGAGGTGTAAATCATGTTTGTATTAAAAATTGCAACAACAGTATGGCTGACATTAATCGCGTTTGGAATGGCAAACGCCACATTAAGTGGAAAAGTGGCAGTTAGCACAAGACTTCTTGGTATTGCGGTAATGTTCGGTCAAATACTTGCCATAGCTTTTATGTGGCAGTAAATATAGGGCATTCGCCAAGCGGTAAGGCACAGCACTTTGACTGCTGCATTTCGTTGGTTCAAATCCAACATGCCCTGTTCGGGGTTTACTTGGTTCCCCCGACATTGGACTTAGTAGTTCCTTTCACCCTCATAGTGGAAAGCTGTTAAGAGCCGTCACAAGGCTCGTGAGGGTTTAATCGTGTATAATCCCACAATGCACGAGCGTGAAAATCAACCTGTCGTAAAGACATCTGTAATAGGCAGAGTAGACATATATACCCCCTTTAATTAGGGCAACTCAAATCATATGAGTCTTAGGTGAGGTGCAATTCCTCACATGTCCTTTGCTGTAGGTTTCGTTAGTTCTTTTCCTACAGCACATACAAATTTATATCTCCGGAGGGTGTAGCCACTCCTTAGACTTCACCCTCAATAACGGCATGTAGCTCAGTGGTAGAGCAGTCAGCTAACAATTGATTGGTCGTGGGTTCGATTCCCAACCTTGCCGATTAAACAGAGTAAGCATTGGTGCAGAATGGTGGTTCAAGTCCACCTGTGAGCATAACTCTAGCAAAAAAGGTACTCACCGCTTCTTTCCTAATGTTCTTGGCGATACAAAGAAAATTCGGGGTGAACGGCAACGATTGGTGGTGTTGCGGCAGACTGTAAATCTGTTCCCACGTGGTAAACAATAGAGGTTCGATTCCTCTTTCACCCATTTGCAGATATTGTGTAATGGTATCACAGGAGATTGCTAATCTCTCTAACGAGTAAAATCGTTATCAAGGTTCGAGTCCTTGTATCTGCGCTAGTCGGGGGACACCGACTATTGATGTGTATACAAAAGGGTAAGTGACGGATGGCTAGGAGACAGGCATATGGATTAAAAACATTTGGGTTATGCCTATGGGTTCGATTCCCTCCAACGTAAAGAGTGCACGCTTTATGTGTGGTTCAAATCCACACCACATCAATCATAAGTCGGTTTAGTGTGAGCTGCTATATCTTGAATAGCGGTTGCGTAACGCTGACGGAGGCCTGCAATATAGCAGTTTCGGAAAAATAAAAGAAAACACACAAAAACAAGTTGCTAGTAGGTACGCGCGACTGAAAGCAATGGGGTGAGACACTTCAAAATTCTGTAATGTGTTTTGGTTGCCTTTTGATGGAGTGTATCTTGCCTTTTCGGATAGTAGTTCAGTTGGAAGAACAACCACTGCAATAGCAGTAATTGAGGGAGTCACAGGTTCAAGTCCTGTCTATCCGATTACAACAAACTAGGTTAGCTACCGAAAAGCAGAACTGTGACTGCCTGTTTGTTGTTTTTGTTATTCACAGATTAAGCACAAGCGGAGTGCTGTTATCTTTCACAGGAGGTAATTTATGAATTTTAAAGAATTATTTATTGACAAATCAAAAACACTTATTGTAAACACTGATTTAGCACTTGTTTTAGGTGATTTAAACGAAGCAATAGTACTTAATCAGTTAAATTATTGGCTAGAGATTAATAAAAAGGCTGATAAGAATTTTATTGACGATAGATATTGGGTATATAACTCATACAGCGATTGGAAAGCTAAAGATTTTCCGTATTGGAGTGAAAAAACGATACAGAGAACATTCACAAGGCTTGAAAATAAAGGAGTTGTTGTATCTGCTAATTATAACAAATTGGCTATTGATAAAACAAAGTGGTACACAATAAATGTTAAGCAATTACAGGAACTTGTAGATAAATTTAATTCCGATAAGAACAGAATGACAAATCAACAGGACAATATGACAGACCGACAGGACAAAATGACCTGTCGAGAAGGACAAAACGACAGACCATTACCAGAGATTACTACAGAGAATATAGACAGAGATTATACTACAGAGAATAAATATGCTCTTTCAGAATCTAAAGATTCTTCAAGAGGAGATATATATGCTTTTTCAGCTGAAAAAGGCGGAAGCAAATCTGATGTGATTAAAAACCTTGCTGTTGAATTTGCTGATTGCGAGCCGTCAGATTGGCGAATAGAAGAGCTGAAACATATTATTGATTATTTCCTTGAACAATATAATAAAACTTTAAATATGAGCCATATACGCATTACAGCACAGGCTTTGATAAAGATAGTTATTAATTACTTTGAGCCAGTTGGTAATTATATGATTGATAATTCTGCTTATGGATTTGATGATTACTACAAAGAGCTTATAGATTATTACTTGCAGACAAAATACAAGATTAATGGCAAAGAAGTAACTAAGAGCTTGCAGCATTTCATGTCTGGAATGATAAGAGAAAACTTAGCACAGAAATATTTGAAATAAGGAGTGATTATTATGGCTATGGGCGTACATCCACTAAACAAAGATAAATTCTATGAAGCAATTAACTTATACATATCGGGGCAGGCTTCACAAGTAAAGGCGGCAAAAGTAGCAGGCTGTAGCGTGCCGACATTTAAGAAATATGCTAACAATATTTATGGCGGCGAAGAATTACCAGATAATTTATGGGGGAAGAATGATGATTGAGAGAATTGTTAATCGCTGGATAAGACGCAAGACAAAGAATTTAACAAGAATACCATTGTTTATGATGACATTTAACTATCGTAAATATAAAGCAGACGGCAAGAAAGACAGTTGTATGTTTTACGCACACCCAGATATTGCCAATGATGAATTTGTGAAAAGCAAATTACAGGAAGTTGTTGACCATATCAGAGATAACTATGATTTGGATATATTTACGAAGATTTGAGGTGTAATATGAAAGATTGTTCAATTTGCAAATATTGTGATGAGGATTTTATTTTTGATGAAGAAACGGGAGAAGAATATCCGTTTTATGGATGCCAAAAAGGGAATAATACATCACTTGATTATAAGTGTAAAGACTTTGAACAATACAAACCGAAAAAATATAAAGAGAAAAATACCGAATGCGATATATGTGAATATAGAGAAAAATGTGCAAAATATAGTTCCGGGATAGACTGTACAACTTGTAGAGATACAAAAACACATATTATTTATTCACAAGACAAATGTATTAAAAGGGCAAAAGAACTAGGTGTTGAGATACCTAAAGATATTGGAAACTATTTTAAGAAATATGAGGTTGAGGTGTAATATGTGTGAATTTTGCGAAAAGAAATTTAATGAACATAATTTAGCGTTTGAGGTAAAAGAACTGTCTGAAAGAAAAGAAAGCAAATACAATGAGGGCTACTATACCGGAATACAGGCATATGTTGACATTGAGGACAGCACACTAAATATATTTGCTTGCCTTGACAACAAGAATATAAAGCCTTTAGGCATGACTAAATCTGTAAAGATTAATTACTGTCCTATGTGTGGTGAAAAATTGAGAGAGGACTAAGTATGTGTGAGTTTTGTTACAAAATAGGAAAATTGGAAAAAATCAAGCAAGGAGCTTTTAGAGGCGGATATTATCCCGAAAAAAAATGAAACACAAATTGTTGAATTTGAAAATGCATTTCATTTATTTTTCGGATGTAGTGACCCTTTTATGTCTGGAATTGAAATTGAAGATATAAAATTTTGCCCTATCTGTGGTAGAAAGTTGATGAAAGAATGATATCGTACAAAATAGCATTGTTTATTTACTATCTCTTATCGTTATGGTGCATAAAGAAATCCAAAAATATTAGAGAAGTCGCAGAAGTGGGTTTTTAAGTATTATATTTCTTTTGACAATGATTGTAGCGAACATTTAAGCATATAGAATAGGCGGTGGAAGAATGAAAGAAACTATTTTATATATTTCAAAATCAGAGCAGGACATACAAAGTTTTCTGAAATATCTTCAATCAAAGCTAAAAGCAGAGCAAAAGGAATGTACCCTAGATGAAGAACACGATATTTTAAAAGTGCCAAAATATTATGATATTGTCGGAAAGAGTATTCATGGGAACATGCTTGGTGTGGGCTACGGATATTGCAAATATTATTGTTTTTCAGAAGCATATAACAAAGATAAATACAGCAATGCAGAAAATGAAAGGCTTAAAGAAATTCTTATGCACACAAGAAAGGGTGCAGAGAGACTATCGGGGCTTGATATTTTATGTATGCTAGGGTTGGTTTAATAGGCGGTGGAAGAATGAAACATCAAAAAGAATGGCACACTTGTGACAGGTGCGGAAAAGAAATAATACGCTACGATGAAAAATGTGCATATATCAAAACAAGAGAGATAAAACCTCTTCACGAAAAAAGCATATGCACAGCCGAAGATTTAGCAAAGGAAGCGTTTCCAATGGCTATATGGAGAGATGATACGCAATACGATTTATGCCCTAAGTGCAGGAAAGAGTTCAAGAGGTTTATGAAAAATGGAGCATGAAAGAAAATGGTGCACTTGCGATAGGTGTGGTGCAGAAATTAAAAAAGGAATACTGTGTGGAAATTCGGTTACAAAGAACGGCATTTTTAATACCACATACGACTTGTGCTATAAATGCACGGAAGATTTTGAGGGGTTTATGAGAAATGAAAATATCAATACAAGAAATAGTGCAAAAAGCGGTTGACGAAGCATTAGACAATGCCACAATCAATAATGTTCCGCTTCGTGAATGGATTGATAATGTGAACAATGCTTATGAAAATAAAAAATGCAATCTGACTTCTTGCCGATATAATGCAGATGGCAAGTGTGCAAACGAAGAAAAGAGAGAAGAATGTGTCGAAGTGTCAGGAAAGGTGTTGTGCATAAATGAAGAAAACAAGAAGTAAAATAATCATTAAAACGAGAGCTGGCGGTTACACAAAGATTTATGCCAATGGGAAATGGCAGAAGAAAGTACGTGTTATTAATTATCATGCAGAATGCAGTAATAAAGATGGTATAAAGGTTACTTGCGAATTTGATAGACTGAAAACTGATAAAAATAGTTCGGTTATCTACGATGAAGCTAAAAAAGATTTTGCAAAAGAACATATAGTTGCAAGGATTTGAGGGAGCGTTTGAGTAATGAGCATGGCAGAAGTAATTAAATCAATAGAACGTGAGGCACTTAGAGAAGCACAATCGCACGAAATAGGCGGTAGAAATGGTAAGCCGATAGAAACATCCGAATTTCATGATATGACTATTGACATTGATATTTCAGTCGATGCAGTCAATGAGTATGCAAAATCAATTTTAGGCAGATACCCGGAAAATAATTATGAATTTTCAAGAGCATTAGCAATGAAAATTCTAGAGGAAACAAAATCATTAGCGAATAGTGAGGGGAAGAAGTGATATTATGAAAATAACAGAAATGAATAACTGCATTGAAGAAATGCGTAAATGCTACAAGTTTGAGGATGATAAAACGGAAATAAGACTCGGCAGTGTACCAAGTAGTGGCTGTGACAGGCATGTATTTGTCAGCACAATGAATGAAAACGGAACACAGATTGAAATGACAAGAATAGCGGATAGATTAGAAGAAGCAGACTATTGTTTGCGATGAAAGGAAATCAAATGAACGAAATAAAATCAGGAATGAAAATTGCCTATCAAGGAGTAAAAGAAGAAATGGAAACAATAGTTGCAGAACTTGCAAGAAAAGGAATTGAAAAGCCAAAAGGCTTTAGTATATTGGAACAGTTTATAAAAGACAGGCTTTCAGAGTGCGAATAAAAACAATTACCGGCTAACAAATAGAGTTAGTCGCTACCCTAAAACAGTTATAGGCAGAGGTCTATAAGCACCTTTGCTTTTTAAAAGTGGAGGTGCTTTTCTTATGGCTAGTCAGAGCCTTATTTCCACAGTAAACGGATATGAAAACTACATAAAGGATAAAGGAAAAGACGAGCAAGTAATTAATGCCTATGTAGACGCTTGCAGTGTAGCCATAAATGGCGAGAAAGATATTGAGTATGGACTACAACTCACTAAGAGGGCAAAAGAGCTTATAGAGGGATTCTGCACGGCTAAAACAGGTGGTACGATTTGGGATTTGGAAAAATACGCATTCGACCACAAAACCACATATGAGCTGATAAACAAAAAATATGAGGTTTTGCTACTTGAGGCTCAAAACAAAATAGTTGACAGCTATTTTCAGTACATAGAGAAAAAGCGTGAGCCTAAAGACCGATTTTATATGCCACGTAGGAAACAACTAATCAAAATCGGACTTGTGGACGCATTACAAGGCATGATTGATGATAAATACGACATATTGTGCGTGAGCCTAGTGCCTGGAGCTGGAAAGAGTACGATTGAGAAATTTTTTCATTCGGCAGTTGCCGGTTGGTTTCCAAAAGACTACAGCTTATTTTATTCACACAGTGGCGATATTACACGAATGTACTACGATGGAGTATACGATATTGTTACTAATGATGATGATTATGCATGGCATGACATTTTTCCCAATCTATCAGTTACAAGCACGAATGCCAAAATGGAGCAATTCAATATTGGCAAATACAAACCTTTTCCGTCAGTACAATGTACTTCTGTTGGAAGTAAGAATGCCGGAAAAGTCCGTGCAAGTAAATTTTTGTTAGTTGATGATATGATAGGTGGAATTGAGGAAGCCTTAAATCCTACAATACTTGATAAATTATGGGACAAATATGCAGTAGACGCAAGACAACGTAAGACACAAGATACGGACGGAAAGCCGTGTAAAGAGATACATATTGCCACTCGTTGGAGCGTACATGATGTTATCGGACGCATTCAAAATATGTATGTCGGAAATCCAAGAGTCAAAACAATATCGGTTCCTGATGTAGACCCGGTGACAGGGGAAAGCAATTTTGATTATGAGTATGGTGGTTTTACGAAAGAGTTTTTTGCCGACCAACAATTACTCATGGACGAAATCTCTTACAGATGTTTGTATAAACAGGAACCTATCGAGCGTGAGGGCCTATTGTTTCCTGATGATAAAATCCGCAGATATTTCAATCTGCCACATGGCGAACCGGAAATCATCACAGCTCAATGCGATACAAAAGGAAAAGGCACAGACTATTTTGTTATGCCAATACTGCAAAAATATGGCGAGGATTATTACTGCGTTGATTGCGTGTGTGATAATACGGCAGACTATGAAATGCAGTATGAAAATGCGTCAAACACATTAGTCAATAATCAGGTACAAGAGTGTGAGTTTGAGCGTAATGCCGGTGGTGACAGAGTGGCTATGGAAGTTAATAAGCGAGTTGAAAATAAAGGGTGGATATGCAACATCACTGATGTACCGACAGAGACAAATAAGGAAGCACGTATTTTTCAGTGTTCTAACTGGATTTTACAACATATTATTTTCAAAGACCAATCACTTTATAAGCCCAATGAGCCTTATGGAGTAATGGTATCACTGCTGAAACGATATTCAGTAACAGGCAAAAAACAGCTTGATGATGTCCCTGATGTTTTTTCAAACTTCGCCTTAAGAATGACGCAGGGCAGTAGAATAGCAAAAGTTGAAGCAGTACACAATCCGTTCAGAGGAGGGCTTTATTAATGACAAAGGAAGTTTTATCACAGTATTCAGACTTACAAGAGGAAATCAAAGAGGTTAGAAAGAAAATTGCTAAATTGCAAGACGACCTTGAAAAGATAGAAAACGGAGAAAGCGTGATTGACACTGTGTCGGGAGGTATGGGCGGTACACAGCACTTCAAAATCGAGGGTGTACCATACCCTGAATACGGACGCAAGCGCACATTGTTGTACTCAAGAATGACTACATTACAGCTTTTACAAGACGATTTGCTTGAAAAGACAAACGATGTAGAGGAATTTATAGCAAGCCTTGATGATAGCAGAATGAGAAGAATAATCAATTTTAGATTTTTGGAAAATAAATCATGGCTACAGACGGCATATGCGCTTGGCGGTAAATCCACGGCAGATAGCGTAAGAATGGAGTTTGAAAGATTTTTTAAGAAAATGTAAGTCTGTTCGTTCAGTTCGCTTAAAATGTGATAATGTGTAAGATGAAAAAAATGTAATTCGTTCATTGCGAAAATCTCTTTTAGAAATAGCACTCACAGATTTGTGGGTGCTATTTTTGTGAAGCGAGGGTGACATGAATAATCAGAATATTAATATTGTACCAACAGGAAAACGAAGTGTAATGTGCCCTCGTTGCGGAAAGCTATTAACGTGGGTAAATAAAAGCGACAAGAAACACCATAAAGTAATGTGTACGCACTGCCGTAAATGGATATGGTTTTGGGCTGGCACACAAGAATTTCAGATAAAAGAGGTTCCACAGAGAACTTCTGCAAGTGGCATGAGGTTTTATTGATGTATAGATATGCTCATAAAAACGTAAGACCTTTTTCGGCTGTCTGCCACAATAATTACGGCAGACAAGTTATTTTCACACGTAAAAGGCAAATCACAAAAAACAACATAATCGAAGAACTGAATAAAGCACTTGTGATTCACGAGCAAAACGCTATTGAGATTGAGTATCTTGACAGATACTATCGGGGTGACCAACCAATTCTGTATCGGCAGAAAGTGAACCGACCGGAAGTCAATAACAAGATTGCTGTAAATCTTGCGTATGAGCTTGTTGAGAGAAAGACTGCAGAGATGTGTGCCGAGCCAATCCAATATGTGCTACGTGGTACTGATAACCATAAGTCGGAAGAAATTACACAGCTTAACATTACGATGGACTCTGAAAGTAAACAAGAGTGCGACATAGACATACATCGTTGGAGAAGTATATGCGGTACTGGCTACAGATTTATCGGTAACGATGACGGACAAGGACAGTTGCTTGATGAGAGCGATTTTTACCTATCGTCTGAAAATCCAATGTATACGTTTGTAGCATACTACTCAAACGGACGTCCGGCATTCTCTTGTCAAATCGGAGAGGACGAGAACGGAGCAGATATTTATTATGTGTTCACCGACAATGAGTGGTTTGATATTCGTAACGACAAGATTTACGATAGCGGAATAAACGGAAATAGAGCTATTCCGGTGATTGAATATCCAAACAATGCAAGGCGATTATCTGATATTGAAATGACTATTGCAATTACAGACGCTATTAACGTGCTTACATCGGACAGAATTAATGGAGTCGAGCAGTTTGTGTCTGCATGGGTGAAATTTGTTAATTGCGAGATTGATATAGATACATTCAGAAAAATGCGACAAGAGGGAGCATTGGTAGTTAAATCTAACAATGGTTCAGACAACAAGGCTGATGTTGATGTAATGACGAGCGAGCTTAATCAGACAGAGGGGCAAGTGGTATTCACTGACCTTTTTGAAAGATTTTTAAGTATTCAAGGCCTTGCAAATCGTCAGGGTAACACAGGCGGTGACACCGGTTCAGCCGTAGAATTGAGAAATGGACATTATGATGCCGGGCTTAGGACGGCTATTAACGAGCCTATTCTTAAGAAGTCAGAGAGAATGGCGCTTAGGCTTATTCTTAACAGGCTGAGAATTAATAAGGGCTTTACGCTTATGCCTAGTGATGTTGAGATACACATTAATCATAATAAGCTAGACAACATGCTTGTTAAAGCAGAAGTGCTTGAAATATTACTTAGGTGCGGTATTAACTACAAGAGAGCAGTCAAGACGATTGACATGTTTAGTGACCCTGAACAAGTCACTCTTGAAAGTGCTAAGCGCATGGAAATGTTATTCCCGGAAGAACAGCCGGCAACAGCTACACCTAACAATAATAACAATGATAAGAACAATGGAAAGACAGCCGATGAATAATTGGCTGTCAATTTATTTTGGAGCTTGATATGGCAGACGAAATCCACGCACTTAACAAAAATGAAATACAAGACATAGATTATGACACATATTTTGGTGAGATGGATTTATCTGACAAGGAAAAGGAAGATAGAAAAAAACTTGCTGAAAAGTTTGAAAAAATCTTTGTTATGCTATTTGCCCTGTTATCCGGCAAGGAAGAAACAGAGATAGCCACTATCACCAAAGAATTTATCATCAGATATGAGAGCATTGCCACGCAGTATTGTAAGGCAAAGAGAACACCCTCATATATTATAGACTATGCCCGGTACATTGTGAATGAGGTAGTTGACGCTACCACGCAAAATACTGACGTAGAGTATTTTACATCAGAGAAGCGTGCAAAAAATGTAGCTGCGAATGAAGCTAATGCAGTCGGTAATTACAGGCTACAAACTGATATGGTGAAACAGGGCTACAAAACAAAAGAGTGGCGCTCAAAAGAGGATTCACATGTCAGACCCACACATGCGGATGTTGACAGAAAGAGAATTGATATTTTTGAGCCGTTTGAGGTTGGAAATTCGTTGATGATGTTTCCGAAAGACCATTCTCTTGGCGCGGAGGTAAAAGAGATTTCTAACTGCCGGTGCAGTGTTAAATATTACAAATAATAAGCAACTTGTAAGGAAAACTTATAGGTTGCTTTTTATTATACAAAATTTGCAGTTGTGCGTTAAACAACAGAAAAACTCGGCGGGAGCGACCCGCGATAACAAAAGCGTGAGTTACGGAGGTAATGAAATGACAAGAAATGATGTTTTAAAACTTTTCCCGGACGCAACGGATGAGCAGATAACAAATCTGCTTAACAAGAGCGGTGAGGAAATGGCAAGAGAGAAAGAGAAAGCCAATCAGTATAAGGCTAAAGCCGACAAAGCTGACGAGCTACAGACACAGCTTGATGAGCTACAGAATGGCAACATGACGGAGCTTGAAAAGGCAAATAAAGCCTTAGAGACAGCCAATCAACAGATTGCCAAGCTGCAGAAAGATAATGCTGTCAGAGACCTGCGTGAGAAGGCTATGTCAGATTTTGGAATTACAGCAGAACAGGTAAAGACAGTAGTAAAAGAGGATGGCTCTTTTGACACAACATCACTTGGCAAGATTATTTCCGACATGAAAGCCAATGCGATAGCGGAGTATGAGAAAAACGCACTCAAAGGTACTCCTAATCCAAACAATGGCGGTAACGATAATGAACCCGACTCAAAGCCGGCAGATGTAGCCAATGCAGAACAAATCTCATTCGGCACAGTTGCAAGTGCTGAAAGTCAAAACAGCTATGTAATTTAAAACAGGAGGTAGAACGATGGGAAAACCAATCGTAAGAGACTTTACACAGGGTAAAGGAATTTTAAAATTTTTCCCTTATGAGGGTGCAGCGTGCCTTGTGCCACAGACTATGGTAACAAGCGCAGACACAAACGGAATGAAGATTGTACCGGCTGGTACACCATTTCCAAGCAATGACGCAGAGTGCAAGGGCTATCTGTTACACGATGTAGATGTAACAATGGGTGACGCGCCTGGAACATATGTATATCAGGGAACTATTGATTGGGAGAAAGTTAAGTCACTTTCAATCGCAGATGAAGCTAGAACTGCAACACCTAGAGTTACTTTCTATGGCGCACCAAAGATTGTAGCAAGTCAGGTCTAAAAGGAGGTAGAAGAACATGGCATTACCATTAGCAGAAGCATTTACAGCGAGAAGCCTCGGTGTAATGTGGGATAACTACAAAAAGACATTAGGAACTGCCCCTTATCTTGGCAGACAAAAATTCGGAACACGCAAACAAGACTCACTCGACCTTAGATTTATCAAGGGCAAGAACGGACTGCCGGTATCGCTCAAAGCTTCGAACTTTGATGCACAGGCAGAGTTAAGAGATGTTGGAGGTTTCTCCGACATTCAGAACTCAATGCCATTTTATCGTGAGGGATATATGGTAACAGAGAAAGAGGAACAGGAGTACGACAATTACAGAACTTCTGAAAACTCTAACCTTGCCAATAACGTATTACGTGAAATCTCTAAGAAACCAATGATGTTAATTGAGGGTGCATTAGTTGTACCGGAGAGACAGATTTGGCAGTTACTTGCACCTACAGATGGTGTACCAAAGGTAAAGGTTGTACTTGGCGATAAGAACTATGTCGTTGATTACACAGCCGACAATGGCGCAGAGCATAAAGAAAAGCACTTTAAGTCAATTACCGGCACAAGCGCATGGGATAAGCCTACCACATGTGCACCACTCGATGACCTTATTACAGCTCGTAGAGATTTTGCAAAGGCTACAGGCTACTCACTTACACGCTTCACCATGAATACAGAGACTTGGGAAATGGTGCTTAAGGCAGAGGACACAAAGAAACAGGTGCTCGGTATCACTGCTTACAATGGCGGTATCAGATTACAGCAAGGACAGGTTACTGAATACCTTAGAGGATATGGTATCGAGATTGAAGTATACGACAAGCTCTATGTTGACGAGACAGGACAGACACAGTACTTTGTACCAACAGGTATTGTATCTGCGCAGTCTGCTGGAGTATTCCTTGGCGATTACACATTCGGCAAGACTCCAGAGGAAAGAAGCGGAAGTATCACAGACGGAAACCTCTCACTTGTTGAGACCGGTGTATCTGTATACACATACGCTACAAATCATCCTATCAATACTCACTGTATCGTATCTATGATTGGATTACCTACATTCGAGGGTATGGATAGCGTTATGGTTCTCAAAGTTAAGGAGGATTAAGGCTTATGATAGCAACGCACTCTATAAAGCATGATGGAGTGTGGTATAAAGTCGGAGACGAGGTACCGGAAAGCAATAGCAATTCGGTACCTTCTGATTTTATGAACCCACCTGAAACACCATACACAAAGACAGAAATTAACAGAATGTCAACAGCCGACCTAAAGAAGCTTGCGAGCGAAAATGGTATTGAAAATGCCACAGAAATAAATGGCGGCGACTTGAAAAAAATGTTAATTGAAAAGTTTGGATTATAAGGAGCTTGGCATGGAATACACCACATTAGAGCAAGTCAAAATCAGACTCAAACAATTTCATATTGATACAGTCACAAACGATGATGAAACAACATCTGATGTGGTAGTGTTCGACAACAAGGAAGATAACCCACTCATTGAACAACTCATTAAGCAAGCCACGGAAGATGTAAAAGCAAAAAGGTGTTATCCAGACACTTTCACTGATGATGATATAACTGCCGATTTAAAGCAGTTTGAAAATGTCATTATCAATCTTGCTGTCTACGACCATTCACAAGCCGGTGAGAACTACATGAGCGCATTGAGTGAGGGCGGAGTGAGCCGTACATGGAAAGACAGAGATAAACTGTTTGTCGGAGTATTTCCTTTTGTCAAAGTGATATAAGCAAAAGAAGATTGTGCGTTACCATTTTACTGATGTCGGTAAAGTGGTAGCAGGCGGTACACATTAAGTGGTGGTGGGCGGTGTGCCATTATTAATTATGAAAGGCGGTATATCAATGCCAATAGCAGTAATTATAAGCATTATTTCAGTTGCTTTTTCCGTCTTTTTCGGACTGTTTACCTTAGGACTCAATCTTAAGAACAACAAAAAGTCTGACAACGCAGAACTTACGGAGCGTGTAAAACAAAATACACGCATAAACATGAAACTTGACACAATATCAAGCAACACAACAGAGATAAAGAATGAAGTTACAGAAATGAGAAGAGAACTTAATTCTCACGATAACAGGATTATTAAAGTTGAGGAAAGTGTAAAGTCAGCACACCACCGAATAGACGGACTGGAAGCACGACTTAACGAAGATAAGGAGGCATAGCAGAATGGATATAACATCAGTATCAACAGTAGTTGCAATCGTTGTAATAACATATCTAATAGGCTTAGGAGCTAAGGCAATTCCACACATTAAGGATAATTACATTCCTATAATCGTAGGCGTTGCGGGCGGTATCTTAGGCATTATAGGTATGTATGTAATACCAGACTTTCCAGCGAATGACATTCTTGATGCAATAGCAGTAGGAATTGTGTCCGGATTATCAAGCACAGGTGTTAATCAGATTTATAAACAGGTAAAGAAAAATGCTTGATATCAATAAGCAAGCCATGAAATACGCGCTTCAAGGTCAAACTGTCACAGTATACGATAAAGACGAGGACGGAAATCTAAAGTTTTACGAAACAGAGGACGGAGAGAAAATATATTACACACACGAAGAAACAGGCTTTTCGGAGCCGGTTGATTTTCGGGCGAACATATCATTTGACGGTGGAGAAGCACAGAACAAGGAATATGGCTTTAATGTGGCTGATTTTGATGCTGTTTTGCTGACAGACAGAGGAGAATACCCTTTTAAAAAAGGTGACGTTATTTGGCTTGATAGCGAGCCTACAAAGAACGAAAACGGATTAGTTGATTCAACTTCCGCAGATTTTACAATAGTGGGAGTAAAACCCTCTCTCTATTCAGTTAAATACATGCTCAAAGCAGTTGTGAAAGAAGTGTAATTATGAAGATTGACGTTTCTCTGACAGAAAAATCTATACAAGATGCGATAGACAAGCTTGAAAGATACAAAGACCGCTTACAGGACAAGTGCATAGCGTTTGTTGGAGAGCTTGCTAGTAATGGCATTGCTGTAGCACAAGCAAATACAGGCAATTTCGGGCACTATATTACATTTAGTTACGAAATTAAAGATACAACGGACGGCTGTACAGCTATTGTGCTTGCTACCGAAACAGGGCAGATACAAAGCACATGGCAGACAGCAGACGGACTTAAGACAGTTGATGTATCGCCTTTGCTTATGGCTGAATACGGCTCCGGTTGGAAAGCTAAACCGCATTTTAATGATGCAAGGGGCGGTCAAGGAACTTTCCCAGGGCAGACACACGCATTTGACAGCGAGGGTTGGTATTGGAGAGACGAAAGCGGAGAATTACACCATTCATACGGCATTACACCTACAATGCCGATGTACCATGCATTTTTAAAAATGGAAAATGACATTATGAAAACGGCACGGAAAAATTTTAGTTGAGGTGAGATAAAGTGGCGAGTCAAAATCAATGGGTTTATGACCTTGAAAACCTCACATATGCGATTGTTAAAACCCGATGTGAGAAAAAAATGAAAACTAAATATCCCAAGCTAAAATTCACACAAGAGGAACAGTCGGACAGTGCAACGGCTAGTTTCCCGACAGTGCTAGTTCAAGCACTCGAACCTATTGAACAGAATGAGGATTTAGAGTGCGAAAGAATAAATACAGTGTTATTTACGGCACAAGTAACTGTTACAACAAATAAGAGCCGTTCAGAAGCCTTGAATGTGGCGCAGGCAGTGGCTAATGAATACAAAGCTATGTCATTCAAGTTAGTGCCAGCCCCATTCGCTAGGAAAAACGGCAAAATATGGACAGCAACATTACGTGCTAGGCGGTCATTCGACTGGAATGATAGATTATAAGAGCTTTTTGGCTCTTATTTTTTTATGAAAAATTAGGAGGTAATAAAAATGGCAACAGGATTAAAAAGTAGAATTGCTTACAAGACACCAACCGCATCCGCCACAAGTGGCGATTACTGGGCTGGAACTTACAAGCTCTTAATAAGGGCAAAATCAATCCCCTCACCATTCGGTTCACAGAACATGGTAGATACTTCAACCCTTGAAGATTTAGTAGAGACACAGGAAATGGGTAGACGTTCAGCCGGTTCTATGGAAGTTGAGGGAGCTTTCGAGAAAAAGTACAAGGATGAGATGGTAACTAACGAGGGAAAGAAGCTCGACTTCATCATTCTCTATGGTACAGACGGAAAAGGTTCAGAGGGCATCTGCGCTTTTATTGGACAGGAGTCATTCGCCCCAGGTGAGGCTTCTGATGACCACTTAACAGGCACAGCGACTGTATCAGTTCAGACAGTGCCTAAGTGGATTGAGGATAACTACGAGGTTGCGGTAACAGAGGATGACCAAGGCTATCCAACAGCAATCACACTCACAAAAAAAGGGTGAGCCAATCGGAAAAAGCCGTAGCGGTTGGCTATGATGATAGCACGGCTGACAGCGAACTTGAAGAAACAATATAGCAAGGCAATTGAGGCAGTGTTAAAACTGCCTCTTTCCCTATATAAATTAGGGAGAAAGGGAAAGATAAAATGAAAATTAAATTAAACGGAAAAGAATACACAGTTAAATTCGGATATGCACCGGTAGTTAAGAATAAAATTATTCCAAGACTCGTAGGAATGGAGCAACAGGGCGAGGGGCTTGAAGTCATTGACAACATGCTTGAATTTTTACCGGAGTTTTTACTTGTGGGTTTACAGAAATTCCATGCTGACGAATTTGGCTTTGATTTTGACAATAAAGAAGCAAAAGAGAAACAGCTTGTAAAGGTATACGATTTACTTGACGATTACCTTGACCCGGAGAATGAAGAGGGTGGAGATTTACAATCGCTCTACAATGATTTGTCGGCTGAAATGGAGAAAAACAGTTTTTTATCGAAGATGTTGGCGAAAGAGGTGCAGACAGCCAAGAAGAAACCAATCAAGAAGTAAAAGAGCTTACATGGGAAGTGTATTGTAACGAAATCCGCCCATATTGGCTTTTAGCAACTAAAGGCTATGGATTTAGCGTTGAGGACATAGATATGTCTTGTCCGGCTGATTTAGAGCCTTATTCAAAGGCTTATATGCTTGCACAAAAAGAAGCCGACTCTAACATGTGGGCTTGGTGGGGCACATACGGATTGAGCGCAACTCTTACAGCTATCGACAGGGCATTGAACGGCAACAAAGCAAGAGCAAAATACATTGAAAAATCATTAAATGAGCAATACTCAAAAGATAACGAGCCTAAATACAAAGAGTCTAATGAGGAAATTGCCGTTTATGAGATGAAACAACGAATTAATGCATTAAGACAGTCAGGATTACCTGAAAGTCCTGATTAATGAGGTGAAAATATGGCATATAAAGGAATTGACGTATCGTCATATCAAGGAAATATTGATTGGAGTAAGGTTAAGTGGGCCGGAGTGCAATTTGCAATTCTTAAAATAATCCGTAGAGACCTTAATCCGGATAAAACCTTTGAGCAAAACTGGAAAGGCTGTACTGATGTAGGAATGCCAATACAAGGTGTTTACAACTACTCATACGCTACAACAGTAGACAAGGCAAAGACGGATGCGAACAAGGTCATTCAGACGCTTAACGGAAGAAAAACTTTCGTTTGGTTAGATGTTGAAGATAAGTGCCAGCAAGGACTTGGACAGACGCTTATTGACATAATTAACACATATCAGAGTGTTATCAAGAGTGCTGGGCTTAACTTTGGTGTATACACAGGACTTAGCTTTTACAATCAGTATATTGCGCCATACGCAAATCAGATTAATTGTCCGTTTTGGATTGCACGTTATCCGTCAACTAAGGGAATGTCTATTGGTGATGAGCCTAATAGTGCAAAGAAGCCTGTTATTCAACATCCTCTGTACGGTTGGCAGTATTCAAGTGCATTTACTTGCAGCGGTCTGAATAACAGCACAGATGCTAACTTACTATACATTGAGCTTAATAAGGGTGATGGAATAGAGAATAATCCGGCACCAATAGCAACTCCGGCACCAACGGTAACTCCGGTAAAGAATAACGCTTGGAAAGGCAATGAGGAATATTACCTCGACAATGATAATGTAAGAAAATGGCAGCACGCTATGAATGTAGGCTTCGACCTCAAAGGAGCTGATGCACTGAAAGAAGATGGCAAGTTTGGAGCCAATTCACAGAGATTTGCTAAAAATCACAATTTGTGGAGCGGTCAGAGGCATAACTGCCCGACAGCCATTAAGTGGCTGAGAAAAACTCTGCATGACAAGTATCATTTTTACAAGCTTGATACCGATTACGGCAAGTGGACGGATTATCTCACTAAATGTGTCATGGTATTTCAAAAGAATAGAGGTCTTAAGCAAGATGGTTATGTTGGACTGATTACAACATACTATCTGCTTAAAGACTAAATGCATGAGAGCTACTTTAGGGTAGCTCTCTTTTTTATTACATACAGGGAGGTGAGAAAATGGCAGAGAGCATTGAGCTTCAAATCAAGTCGGATGCACAACAAGCGACTAGAGCCATAGGCAATTTACAAGCTAAGTTGCAAGGTCTTGGAAGTACTCTCAATTCCCTCAATGGTGCAAGCATAAGCAATTTTGCGAGTGGAATGTCTCAACTTGCAACATCACTTAGAAGTGTGAGCAGTATTGACACACGTACCTTTAGCAAGATTGCCACTAACATGGAAAAGCTCGGCAACCTTGATACTGCAAGACTTGTCAGCTCGGCAAGCGCTTTGAAGAGCATGGCAACAGAATTGTCGGGCTTTGCAAATATCTCAAAGCAATCAGCAGAGATTACACAGCTAACAGCTTCAATCTCAAAGCTCGGTTCAAAATCAGCCGGGTATGCTGCGGACAACATAAGAAACCTTGGCAGTGCCTTGAAAGAGGTAATGACAACATTATCTAACGCACCGAGAGTCAGCAATAACATTATTCAAATGACTAACGCACTTGCCAATCTGTCGCAACAAGGCTCAAAAGTCGGTTCGGCTAGTAGGTCGCTTATAACAGGCTTTTCAAACACAACTAAGTCGATTAAGAGTACAAGAAGTGGATTTAGGGGCTTGGCTTCAACTATCGGTAAGTTTTATGCAACTTATTGGTTGGTTATGCGAGCCGTAGGAAAAATAGGCAGTGCAGTTGATTTAGCAAGCCAACTAACCGAGGTTCAAAACGTAGTAGATACCACGTTTGGCGATATGGCAAGCAAAGTTGATGATTTTACAAAAACATCAATTCAAGATTTAGGAATGTCAGAGCTGACAGTTAAGCAAATATCGAGCCGTTTCCAAGCACTAGGAACCTCTATAGGCATTTCATCAGAGCAAGTGGCAAATGGTACGGCAGTGGCAAATAAAGCTCTTATGAGCCAAAATAACACGCTATACAAGACTACAGACAGTATGGCTGATATGTCGCTTAATCTTACAAGATTAGCTGGTGATATGGCTTCGTTCTACGATGTAGACCAAGCTGATGTTGCAAAGAGCTTACAATCCATTTTTTCAGGAACAATTGCACCGCTAAGGAGATACGGACTTGATTTAACACAAGCCACTCTTTCGGAGTGGGCTATGAAAAACGGACTTGACGCAAATATCAAGTCAATGACGCAAGCTGAAAAGGTATTGCTAAGATATAATTATGTCATGGCAAATACGCAAGCTGCACAAGGAGACTTCGCCAAGACAGCCGATAAACGAAACGTTAGTTTCATGTGTCGCGCAGCATAGTAATATGCTGATGAAAAATCGAGCAAAGTCGGTGAAAACTAAGTTGATTTAAACAACATACTTTGATATAATATGTTTGAGGTGATTTAATGAGAATGTATTATATCTATAAGGCTACAAATATAGTAAACGGAAAATTATATATCGGACAAACAGTAAACTATCACGCTAGGGTTCAACAACATTTAAGGTGTTCGCCAAAAGAGGATTGCTTATTTCACAGAGCAATTGAAGAATATGGCAAGGACAACTTTGAATGGGAAGTGATTGATAAATGCAATAGTCCACAAAAAGCATTGCGACTTGAAAGATTTTATATATCTTTGTATAACACATACAGAGATGGATATAATGAGAATAAAGGCGGTGTCGGTGGACATAATGCAAGAGCTGTCGTAAGGCTGGATAAAGACGGAACATTCATAGAAAGATACGACAGTGCAATGGAAGCCGACAATTATGGCTTTGGTAATGTTGATGTATTATTATGTTGCAAAAATAAAATGCTGACATGTAAAGGCTATCAATTCATGTTTGAAGATGAATATAAAGCTAATGGAGCTAAGACATATGTAAAGCCAAAACCTATTAATCAGAGAAAAGTTATTCAATGTGACCTAAAAGGCAATTATATCAAAGAATTTGATAGCATAGCACAATCTTCAGCCGAAACAGGAACAAACAGGACAACACTAATAGGGGCATTAAAACATCGTTATAAAAATGCCAATGGATATATTTTTGTCTATAAAGAAGATTTTCCAATAAAGGATTTGAGCATGTATACTAAACTTAAAAAGGGTAGGAAAATAGCTCAAATTGACATAAAAACAAATAAAGTAGTCAAGGAGTATGATAGAATATCTGACGCTGGCAAAGCGTTGGGGGTCAATTACAAAGCCATACACAAAGTAGTTGATAAACCCGACAGGACAGCATACGGATATAAATGGATAAGTCAATAAGTCAATACCGAGGTAATCAATCAGATAGCGAAAGGCTGATTGACACTGTAACGCGTAGGAAGTGAATAAATATAATCTTCCCAAGAGTGCTCGACAACCATAAGACGTAGAAATGCGTCTTATTTTTGTGGTTGAAAATGTACGCTGAACTTATAGGAAACTATAAGAAGTAGAGGATAAAAAGCCTTTACGATAACAAATTGACATGGGCGAATAGTGTAAGAGTCCTCAAGCAAGAGTTTCAAGCATGGGGAAGTATCATAGGTAGCGTAGTAATCAATGCTTTAAAGCCATTTGTTCAAGCCTTAAGTAAAGTAATGCTCAAGGTTATCAGCTTTACAAGAACTGTAGCTGACGCACTCGGAGCAATCTTCGGATGGACTATCGAGATAAGCGGTCGCGGTGCCACGGCTGACGGCATGGAGGACATAGCTGACGGAGTTGGCGATATTGGCGATAATGCTGATAGTTCCAACAAGAAAGCACAAAAACTGAAAAAGACACTGCTTAGTATAGACGAGATACACGCACTTGACGATAACAGCGATAGTGGCAGTGGTGGAGGCTCAGGCAGTGGCGGTTCAGGCGGCAGTGGAGCTGGCGGTGGCGTTGATAGCTCACTGAAAAAGACCGATGGATTGCTAGAAAAATACAAATCATCAATCAAAGACCTTTACTCACTCGGAAAGTACATCGGTGACGCTCTTGCGAGTGCTATGGAGAGTATTGATTGGAAGAAGATTTATCAGAAAGCTGACAATTTTGGAAAAGGACTTGCAGACTTCCTCAACGGTTTAATCAGCCCAAGGCTCTTTTATGATTTGGGCGCAACAATAGCCGGTTCACTGAACACAGCTTTGCATTTTCTCAATTCATTCGGCACAACATTCGACTGGACTAATTTTGGCTTGTCGATTGCTAATGGCATTAATGGATTTTTTGAGAATTTTGATTTTGCTTTATTGGGGCAGACTATATCAGCATGGGCGAAAGGGATATTCTCAACTCTAACAGCAGCAGTAGAGAACACAAATTGGGCTGAAATTGGTACTCAAATAGGCACATTTTTTGCAAATATTGACTGGGTGGGAGTTTTTCAAGATGTTCACGAGCTTGTCAATGGACTTGCAGAGGGCATTATAACAGGGCTTGCAAACTGGTTTAAAGAGGACCCTTTGAGTGCAACAATCGTAGCCGGTTTTGCTCTTGCAAAATTAACAGGAATAGACGGAAAAGTTGGCGCACTATTATCGTCAAAACTATCAAGCGTTTCTGCAAAAGTCGGATTAGTCCTTGCAGCAGATGGTGTTTCACTGTTTTTTGACTCAAAAGGAACTGGTGTTAATTCCATTGTTTCACCTTTAATGACAGGACTTGGAGCTAAACTACTCGGTGCTTCATGGCAAATATCCGTATCCGTAGCCATAGTGCTTGCCGCCGCAAACATAGGCTTGGCAGTGGGAAATTGGATAGCCGGAACAGATGTCACTTGGGGTGATATTTTCAAAAACCTAAGTGATACAAGTTGGTGGACTGATTTATTGACATATATTTCGGGAGATTTGGCAAAGTTTGGTGGAAACCTTGTAACAGATGTAAATAACTGGCTAGTAGACTTCATAAACGGAATTATTACAAAGTTAAATAAACTGCCTTTTGTAGAATTGCCACTTATAAGTGAAAGCGCAAAGGTAACGAAAGATGATGTTAAGAAATATGGAGAGGAAGTAGACCAAGCCGTACAGGATATGCAGAATGGTGTCGGACAAAGTGTAGGAAAAACGAGCGAGCATATTTCCGGAGCCGGACGCAAGCTTGATGAATACAGGAAAAAGACAAAAGACGATACAAACGACATTAGTTCGTCTCACAAAACTGCAAGTGATAGTGTTAAAAACTCTCTAAGCGGTACAAATTCGGCAATAGACGACACCAAAAATAAAATGGGAGAACTTGAAAGTAAGTCAAGTACAAGCACAGCCAATTCAAAGGGCGTGTTTAACGGACTTGCAAACGCACTAGGACAAGCATTTAGCAATATAAATTCCGGCATAGACGGAACTAAAGGCAAAATGGGAGAGATGGAGAATAAGTCAAGTACAAGCTCGACAAATTCTCAAAGTGCTTTCTCAAGGCTTAAAAACGGACTTTTGGGATTCCTTGCCTCAATAAACAACTCTATTAATGGCAACAAGGCAAAAATGGGGGAAATGCAAGACAAGGCAAACTCGAGCACAAATGGCGCTAAAAGCTCATTTTCAGATTTCGCAGCCAAAGCCAGTAGGTCACTCGCAAATACAAACAATTCCATGAGTGGAACAGAAAGGAAGATGAATAATCTACCTAGTGTTTGGAGAGGAATTAGTTTACCGAGCATAACGGCAAAAATTAAAATCCCTCACCTGTCAGTAAGTTGGGAAGATTTTGGAAAATTCAGTTTGCCAAAAATATCTATTAGATATTATCGCCAAGGCGGTTTCCCAAAGGGCGAGGACGGAATGTTTTTAGCAAACCATAATGAGATGATAGGTAAATTCTCAAATGGCAAAAACGTGGTAGCAAATAACCAACAAATCACAGAGGGAATTAAACAAGCTGTCATGGAGGGCATGGCACAAGTAATGATGAACTCTAATGCCGGTGGAAACTCTGCACCACCTATCATTGAAAATGTGTTTAAGTGTGACAGCGAAACACTTTATCGCATGACACAGGTAGGCAAGGCAAAGCACGGACAACGATATATTGTAGCAAATGAATTTGGCTAAGACACTCACCCTTGCGTGGGTGTCTTTTTGCGAGGTAACAATATGGCAATGATGTTAGTAGACGGAGTAGAATTACCTACTCCATCAAGCTTTGAATGGGGCTTGATTGATGTGTCTGCAAGTGATAGTGGACGAACACAAGACGGCAAAATGCACAAGAATAGAATAGCGCAGAAACGGCAAATTAAATTGTCGTGGAATGGTACAGACAAGGCTAGGACAGCAAAGATACTTCAAATGGTAAATCCGGAATATATCAGAGTAACATATCCTGACGCTATGAGCGGAACTGATGAAACACGTACATTCTATGTGGGTGACAGAACCGCACCTATCAAGATATGGACTGCTGGCAATAAGAGGTATGAGGTATTAAGCTTTCCTCTCATAGAAGAATAAGGCGGTGATTAAATGCTAAACGTATCAGCTAAATGGCAAAGGGCAGTAATGCTTGACAATGATATAAGCGTAAATTGCTTTGCCGACATAGTTACAACTAATGGTGAAAAAATTCCTGTTAGTGATAGCGAGCTGTGGGCAAATGGCTTCGAGGTTAATGATTCAACATCAAGCAATGGTACTTTCACAATCGGGGCTTTGATTGCCGGAAAACTGAAAATTAAGCTGAATAACATTTACGAAGATTACAGCAAGTATGATTTTGATAAGGCAAGCGTAACAGCATATGTTTCAAAAAGCTTTTCTGATGGCACAACCGAAAAACTAAAAATCGGTGAGTATAGAGTTAGCGAAACAAGCTATGACGGCTCACTCATAACGCTTACTTGCCTTGACAATATTAATAATTTCAATCGCGAGTATGACAGCAATTTAAGCTACCCTACGACAGCATATGAGGTAGTCAGAGACGCTTGCATTAAGTGTGATGTACCTTTTACTATGGCGAGATTTGACAACTCTGATTACGTGATTAACGAGATACCAAGTAATAATCAAAAGCTCACATACGGACAGGTAATAGCTTACATCTTACAGTTAAGCGGATTATGGGGCAAATGCGGTCACGATGGCGAATTGCTTATCAGTTGGTATGATATGAGCCAGTTTGGGAGCCAAAATTACAATGGTGGAACTTTTAGCACGAAAACTACACCATACTCTGACGGAGATACACTGAATGGTGGAAATTTCACCGACTATTCAAGTGGAGATAGTGTTGATGGTGGAACATTTACAGAAGCGAGAAATTACCACAATATTTATACACAAAAAGACTTGAATGTTGCGACTGATGATGTTGTTATCACCGGGGTAAAGGTAACTGTAACCTCAAAAGAGGACAAGGCAAAAGATGTTAATGCACTTGCCGGAAAAGAGGGATATGTAGTTTCAATCTCTGATAATCCGTTTATTTCGGCAGACAAGGCACAGACAGTTGCAAATTATATCTTTAAAAAAATCGGTGGCATGAGGTTCAGACCTCTTGATGCTACACTTTTGTCAAACCCACTGATTGAGAGCGGAGATGTAGCACTTGTGACAGACCGCAAGCAGAATACCTATAGTTGTTTTATTTCTAACCGAACATTCACTGTTGGAAGTGGTACAAAAATTTCGTGTGACGCTGAAAATGCTTCAAGGAATAGTGCTGATAAATTCAGTAATGAGACAAAAGCTATCGTACAGGCTAGGAAAGTTGTACAGATACAACTAAGCGCATATGACAAGCAAATGCAATTGCTGACACAGCTAATGTCTCAATCGCTCGGACTTTTTAAGACTGAACAGGTGCAAGAGGATGGCTCAATTATTTACATTATGCACAACAAAGCTGACCTTAAATCGAGCAATATACAGTGGAAAATGACGGCTAATGGCATGGCTGTATCAAATGATTACGGCAAGACGTGGAAAGCCGGAATTGATAAAGACGGAAACGCTATTTTCAATATTATGTCAGCTATTGGCATTAATTTTGACTGGGCGCATGGCGGAACACTTACTTTAGGCGGGGAAAACAATGTAAGTGGTGTGCAGTATGTTAAGGATGCAAAAGGTAAAACACTGGTCACCCTTGACAATAAAGGCTTGACACTTGATAGCAGTGTGAAAATTGCTTGGGATAATGTGGCTGACACTACTGCTAAAGTCACTCAGATAACCAAAGACACAGTGACTACAAGCTATGTAAATGCACTTGATGTTAAGGCTGGTTCAGTTGACGCGGAGGACATCACAGGAACAACAATTACTGGCAAGAATATTGTTGGCGGAACAATTGATATTGGAAATGGAGTGTTTGTAGTTGACAACGATGGAAAAGTAACCGCTTCAAATTTTAATATGTCCGGTGGAAGTATTGCACTGAACGGAAATTTAAGTAATTCAACGATTGATTTAACAGCTACTGACAATTCAGGAAACAATTATGAGCTTTGGATGAATGGCGCAGTCTTGCGAATTGTCAAAAATGATGAGAATTTGATTACACTTTACGGAGCCACAGGCTCTATAGGTGCACAGACAATGTATGCTCAAGAGATAGGCTCTGATAAATTTAGAGAAACCGATAGAGGATATGCAATGTGTGGCAATGCGACAGGACATACATACCATTGTGACTGGGATGATACTGCTTTGTGGTTTCAAGTTGATGATGCTTGGGTATGGAGTTCGTCAGACAAACGCTTAAAAAAGAATATTAAAGCAATTAATCAAGATTACATTGATGCAGTAGGCTCGGTCGATTTATTTCAATACAATCTTAATAGACAAGGATATTCAGACAAACCATTATATTTTGGAGCAATGGTGCAGGATATAATCGAGAACCTTAAAGATAAAGGACATGCCGATGAAAACCTTAATATGATTTTCAAGAATAAAGTCACATCGGATGATGATACACTGTACTATGGCATGAACTATGAGCAATTCCTAATTCTAAGACTTGCTGGAGACGAGCAGAAGATTGATAAAATGCAAAAACACATAGATGAATTGGAAGATAAGTTTTCAAGATTGTGTCAGAAATTAGGCATTGATGAAAGTGAGGTATAGCTTATGGCAATTCAAATGAGACGAGGGGCATATGCACAGTTTGACCCCTTAAAAATGAAAGCTGGAGAATGGGCGGTATCGACCGACTCCGACACTAAAAAACAGCAGATATGGATGTGTTTTGCGCCCGGAATAGTTAAGCGAATGGGAACTGTTGAGGATTTTGACATTGAAATTCAAAGACTTATTCAGAGTTATCTTGACGGTATGGCAGAATCCGTATCACAAGCTCAAAAATCAGCGCAGACAGCTACGCAAAAAGCGGCAGAGGTGGCACAAATATCAGAGGAAATCAACACAGCAGTGAGTCAGGCAAGTACAGCTGCGAAAGCTGCAAATGAAGCGGCTTCAAACGCAAACAAAGCAACGGGGGCTGCACAACAAGCTACGATTGACGCAACCGTTGCTAAAGAAGATGCCGATGCGGCAGCTGGGGGCGCCAACAATGCGGCAATGAATGCAAATGACGCGGCGCAGGAAGCAAGGGAGCAGATAGACTTAATCAAAGATAAGGCAAACGGAAGAGGCATTACCTTTTCGGTGACAAGCGCCGGATTGCTTAACGTAAGTAAGGAGGACTAATATGAGCGGAATAGACATTATATCAGATACAACAGGGCAAGCGATTGTTGAGAGCATTAAAGCCCTTGGCACAAAATTAAGCGAGGGAAGAGTTATTTATGGTGTTCACATCAACAGTGCGGATAGTAACCCAAAAACAAGAGTCAGATATTTGGCAGACGCAGTAGGCATGACTCCAGCAAAGATGAATTTTACAAGTGGAACTTTTGATTACGGCTCATGGGCGAATGCCTTTTTTATGCCAAAACCATGTATGCTCAAAACGAATGGACAGGTTGATTATTATCTCAACGAGAATGATTTGACTAAAAAAATAGACGGCAGTGCGTCAGATGTAGCAAACGTTAATTACGACGGAAATGCCATGATGGAATGGGGCAATGGCACAGACATTATATGGTGGAAGATAGAACCGGATAAGGGCAATCCAAACAGTGCAAGCCTTTATGTTGCTAATTATCAGGCAGATAAGGATTTTAAAAATCTGAACTTCATCGACATTAACGGCAACGAAAAAGCTCATTTCTACACACCGATATATAATGGCTCACTTGACAGCAACAATAAGTTACGCTCGATAAGCGGTCAAACAGTTATTGAATCAAAAACAGTCAGTCAAGAAATGACATATGCAAGAGCCAATGGTACAGGCTATGAAATCGAGCAGTACGTTGACAGACTCTTGATTAATATTTTGCTTATCATCATGGGGAAATCTACCGATACGCAAGATGTATTCGGACGAGGCATGAGCGAAAATGCCAGTGCTGAAAACATATTGCTTAAGACCGGTACAATGGATAGCAAAGGCTTATTTTGGGGCGAAAATGCCGGAAAAGCCGGAGTTAAAGTGTTCGGCATGGAGAACTATTATGGTAATCAGTGGCGAAGAACAGTCGGACTTATTCTTGCCAATGGAATAGTAAAAGTTAAACTATCTCCATCAACAAAGGATGGAAGCAGTGCAACTAACTACAACACTGACGGAACAGGATATATTGAGATACCTAATTCAACTCCTAGTGGTACAAGTGGTGGATATATCAAGGACATGCTATATACGGCATTAGGTATGTTTCCAATATCAATCACAGGCTCATCATCGACTTATTATTCTGATAGTTGTCAGTTTAATATTGCAATTATAGCCTGTGCTCTTTTCGGTGGCAACTCGAGAAACAGCCGTTTTTGTGGCGCGTTCTGCATAAACGAGGACAACGTGATTGGCGCCGCGTGGTGGTCCGTCGGGGTCTCTCTTTCATATAAATAACTTGCAACTATCAAAATTTACAGAAAGGTAAGGTGTATTGAATATGACAGAATACAAACTTGTAGAAAGTATGCAATTGGATAAACCACTTGACATTGATACAACATCTTCTCTGAATATCGTTTATCAGCGAAAAAACATTAAATCGGTTGAAGCAACAGGAAATGAGGACGATTTTACTTACAAACCTAAGCACTGGGAGTACGAGGAGCGTGAGCTGACGCAGGACGAATACTCACAGTATCTTATTGCTATGGAACAGGCAAAAGAGATTAACGAACATTCTGATGAAGAAGCAATAGACAACTATACAAGGCAGTTAATGGATGAGGGGGTGCTTTAATATGAGAATTTTAGTTGAAAGCCTTAAAAGGCTATACGAGAGTGACAGAGTAACCAAGGAAGAACTACTCGACAGGGTGGCAAGCGGTAAAATATCGCAAGAGGAATATGAGTACATTACTTCGCAAAAAGTTGTATAGTCGGCATATTTCGACAAAATAAAACGCTTTAAAGTGCTACAGTAATGATGTTCTCAAATAAGAGAACTCTTCAAGTTTCGGTAGGGCGGTGGATTTTTCTGCCGTCCTAATATTGACGTTTAAGAACAAATGTTCTATAATTGATGTATCGGAGGTAGTGCTGTATGGAATATAAGGATGAGATAAAGAAACTAATTAATAGCATTGAAAATGAAAAACTACTTGACTTTTTGCTAGGATTCATAAAGTCGGCAATTAAGCGGTGGGGATAAAAAATAGAGGTAGGAAAAACCTACCTCTGCAAAAGGAATTATCTGAAACGATTACCACAATTCAAACAGATAAACTCGTCAACGGCATATCCGCTTCTTGCCTTTTTCACAACCTTTTCTTTTTTATTAACAAGTGTAAAAGGTCGGAGCGGATTTAGATTTGCCGTGTACCTAGTTTTCGTCTTTTCGGGACGAGCACCATAAATTTGTTGACCGGCATATTGGAAATGTGTCGAGCCACAATATGGACAACACTTCTGTCCTTGTTCATTATACGTGGTATTTCCATTACTATTACTACTATCTATATCTGCTAATTTTTCAAGTAAAACAATCAATCCCACAACCATAATAACTAAAAGTATTACATACATAATAAATCCCCCTTATTTTAAATTTCTCAAAATCTGCATTATAGCTTTCTGACTGTCTTCTGATAGCTTTGAGTATAACTCTATAAGCTCGGTATATGTGTCCGATAGCTCGGAGCTTGGGACAGATGTCTTTACACTGTCCATTAAATATCCGGGGCTTAAATCAAGCACGCCACATATCAATTCTACTGTGTCCATGTCAGGCTTGGACTTATCTTTTTCCCAATCACTAATTGAATTATGCTTTGCATTTATTAATTCTGCAAGTTGCCTTTGAGTGTAGTGTTTAGAAATCCTTGCAGTTTTTATTTTCTCACCAAAAGTCATATATGAATACCTCCTTTCTAATATTGATAATAATATAAAAATTTCGGATAGTCAAGAAACAAATTTCGGATAAACCGAAAAAAGTTCTTGACATTCGGATAAACCGAAACTATAATACAGTTGTTCGGTAAAACCGAAACAAAGCAGAAAGGAGAAAAGAATATGTGCGTAGGACAGAAAATCAAAACTTACTTAGAGGATAACGGCATTACACAGACTTTTGTTGCCAGCAAGACAGGTATTCCTGTTCAGAAGCTGAATTTATCACTCAATGGCAACAGAAGATTAGACTTCAACGAGTATGAGCTAATCTGCGGAGCGTTATCAGTTGGCGCGGATAAATTTTTAGAGCCAAAGACTTTAGAGAGAAAGGAGTAGAAATGTCGAAAATCGAAATCAGACAGGTTGAGGGCGAAAAGATTTTTACAGAAATCTGCATTGATGGTCACAAAATTGACGGAGTGAGAGGCTATGAATTGAGACAATACAGAGCCGGATTTCCCGTACTAACAATTGACTTGAATGCGTTTGATATTGCCACAGACTTGCGAACACTACAGTTGAATCAAAAATATGCAGGCGATATTGAGAGTATCAGATTTAGAGATGGACATGAGGTTCATTTTGGCTCTCGTGTTTCATCAGATAGGGAGATTATACCATAGAAAGGAAGTGAATTGAATGGGCAAAGAGAGATACACAATAACAGACAAGGACGGAAAAAGTGTAATTGCTGAAAAAGAGGATTCTCGATATATCAGCATTGATGAATTCGCACAGCATATCGCCATGGATATTGTTGATGATTACAGAGAAATCAAAAGTGGCGATAAGCACCCGGAAGAAACCGACATTGAACTGTCGATTAAAGTACTTACCGCCATTTCCCCAGTGATTAAAGCTTTTAGAAGTAATTTAGGGTACGGAATGGATTGTTAGCTGGTTCAACTTTTGCTAATTGTGGTTTTTCATTAGGCAATGTTTTGATAATTTCATCACAGTATTGGTCGTACAGTTTTTTGAAATCACTATATGAGCCGTTAAAACCACAAATTTTAGCAGTAGCATAAGCTGACACACATTGTTCAGTAGCCATATTTACACCTCTTTTCTTATTTAGAATAAGAGGATTATACCACAGAAAGGATAAAACATGAACGATTTACAAATTTTCAATAATGAAGAGTTTGGAGAAATCAGAACTATAACTAAAGATGATGAAGTTTTATTCTGCCTTGGAGATTTATGCAGAATATTAGAGCTTACATCAAAGGGAGTAAAGCAGAGGCTTACTGACGAGGTAATTTCAAATTACCCCATCCCAGATTCACTTGGAAGAATACAGAATACCATATTTGTCAATGAAGATGGTTTGTACGATGTAATTCTTGACAGCAGAAAAGAAAATGCGAGGAAGTTTCGTAAATGGGTGACATCAGAGGTACTTCCGTCAATCAGAAAAACAGGCGGTTATGGTATGCCAAAGACAACGGGCGGTCAGATACAGCTTTTGGCACAGGGCTATACAGAATTAGAGCAGAAAGTAAACGACATCAAAGATGATGTGAGCGAGCTTAAGGAAAATGTACCGCTTTACAGTTGCGATATTGATGAGATACAACAGCATGTTAAGCGCAGAGTTGTAAATATCCTTGGTGGCAAGCAGAGCGAAGCATACAGGGATAACAGTATCAGGCATAAGACATTTTCTGATATATGGACGCAGTTAAAGCGTGAGTATGGTTGCGTATCTACTTATAAGAGTATCAAGAGGAAGTATATAGACGATGTGCATGAGTTTATTGATTGCTATGTCGTGCCTAAGTATCTTGATGAGCTTATTCAAGACGCAAACGCTCAACAGAGTTTTGCATAGCGAGGTGATTGTATGAGAAAAAGAACTTTAAAAGAGAAATTCTACACCGGCTGTGGCTATTCGATTTTCGGAGCATTAGCATTTGCGTTTTTCCTTGGATTATCGGTGGCATACGGAATTAAGACAGCGAGTATTATCGTTGGAGCAATCGTAACAGTATTTTGGCTGATACTAATTGCATTTTGTCTCATAGAGGAGGGCGAACCGCATGAGAAAAAGAAACCTGATATTGATGTTATCAATTTCAACGATTGGAATTATGACCTTAAAGCCAATGGCAACGAAAGCAGATAGTAAAGTTGAGCTGACAGCCGGTGTTACTTCCTATTTAAATAGCGTAATGCTAGGGAAGATTGAGCCGACAGTAGTTCAGAATGAGCCGGTTGTAGTTGAACAGACCTATGAAGAGCCAACAGTTCCAACTTGCCGTAAGAAATACAGTTGTAGCCGATTTAGGAAGCTAGGGCGAGTCAGATATGGCGATTACACTTATACGTGGTACTCACAGAGAGTGTTACCTGGAGGCGGTCTAAATATTCCAGGCAGACATCTAAACGAATATGGGCTTGTAGTTGATGAAAACGAATACGTTGTAATTGCAAGTGACGATTTACCACATGGAACAATAGTCAATACTCCAATAGGCATACAAGGGATTGTATATGACGAAGGGAGCGGAAATGGAAATCTTGACATCTACTGCGATTGGTAGCCAGTTGAAACGTCAGAGTGCTAACGATTACCTACAAGAATTATATCGAGCTAAACGGCACAAAAACAAATCATTTGACTTTCAAGCGTTACTAGATAAAGAAATGGAGAAGCTAAATGAGCAGTGTAAGACGAATTAGGTTAGGTGATACAAGATACAGATTGAAGCCATTAACAAGAGAGCAGAAGCTATTGCTCAACAAGGCTCATTACGCGGCGAGTGAGTGGCTTTTTGTATCGGAGTCGGACTCATACTTAAGAGTAGTTAAAAAATCAAGCCTACATGGAAATTTGATTCTAAAAACCATAAACAAATAGAAAGAGAGGAAACGCAATGAAGATTACACATGTATTTGCACAGAATTTTTGTAAATTCTACGGCAAAAACACACTAGACACAGATTTTTCAATGAAAACTGTGCTGTCCGGTCAGAATGAAGTCGGCAAATCAACAGTTAAGAGAATTATTCTTGATGTGCTGAATTGCCATGATGAGAATGACAGAGAGATTACAGGCATAAGACCGCACGATGAAAACGGAGTCGAGATTGACGATGTTGACATCGTGAGAGCTGTTACCTTTGAGATTGACGGAAAAGCAAAGACTCTGAAAAAGGTTACAAGGCAGAAACGCAACAAAAAGGGCGAGATTACAGGCAGTGTTACTGATTATTCAATCAACGATGTGCCTTACAAAATGGCAGACTACAATCAGTACATCAATGACAACATGGCAGAGCTTGGAGCATTACCATTTTGCTTAAATGCCATGACGTTGCTCAACAAGTCACAGGCAGAGCAGAGATTAGCACTTGCAAGCTATTTTGGTACACGTACTGATGAGGAAATCTGCGATATGTTTCCACAGTTTGCCGAACTTAAGCCGATGTTTGACGATGGGGACGTAGACCAGCTCAAGAAAGTATGCCGTGGCAAGCTAAACGGCACAGGCGGTAGGAATGGCTCAAAAGGGCTTGTTAAGGAAAGAGACGAAATCTCAACAAGGATTGATACAATCCATTCCACCAATGAGTATACAGACCTTGCAGAACTTGAACTGCAGAAGAAAACATACGAGCCACAGCTTAAGGAAATTGAAGATAAGCTGTACGACTACAACAAGATTTTAGAAGGCAAGCAGAAAGCTACAGAGGACATTATGAACCTTAAATTTGAGCTTTCAGACATGGAAAGAAAAGCCAATGCTGACAATCAGAAAAAGCGCATGGAGCTACAGGCACAGATTGATGATTTCAATGCTTCAATTCACAAAGGAGAGTCAATAATAAGAACTAAAAAGGCTGCCATTGAAAACTTTGAAAGAGAGGTTAGATTTTGCACAGAGAACTTAGCAAAGGTACGTGCCGATTGGAGAAAGGCAAAGGAACTTGCCTTTGATGAAAGCAGTGTTAATTGTCCAATGTGCGGTCAGAAGTTGCCGGAAGATAAGATAGAGAGCATGAGAGCTGACTTTGACGAGCGAAAAGCAAAGAACCTTAAAGAGCTTGAAGATAAGGGAAATGCACTGTCAAGTACTAGCAAGGAGTTTAAACAGGCTATCGAGAATAAGAAGAAGGAAATAGCTGACCTTGAAGCAGAACTTAAGGAACTGACAGAAAGGCGTGATATTGTTGCCAAAGAGCTTGGAAAGGTACCTACTGATGTTGATATGACAGGTAATAGTGAATATCAGACACTTAAAGCTAAAATCGAGGAAAAAGAGAAAGCTCTTGCAGATGAAAATGATACATCGGAGCTTATCAGAAAGCTCAAAAACGAGCGAAACGAACTGTTAAGGCAAGTTCAATCAGTTGATACAAAGATTGAACTTGGTGTGGCGAATAACAAGCGTATAGATGATAGCATAGCTGACCTTGAAGCAAAGAGAACCGACCTCAATCAGGAGATTGCCGATTGGGAGAGAAAGCTTGACTTGCTGAAAGAGTTTACACGAAAGAAAAATGAACTCTTACAGGCTGATGTAAATAAGTACTTGGATTTTGCTACAGCAAAGCTGTTTAGACCGCTCTTAAATGGTGATACCGAGGAGTGCTGCGACTTCACTTACAATGGTGAAGCGTATGCAAGAAATCTCAATCATGGCGCAAGGATGCTAGTTGAGGTTGACATATGCCGAGCTTTTCAGAAAGTGGCAAACGTTAATTTCCCAAGCCACCTTGTAGGCTACGAACAGCACATAGACCTTAGTTTACGCAAACATAA